TTAGTCCTCCTTAATTTTTGTGGTGTGCCCGGACCGTCGTTGCACCAGTTCAAACAAGCCGGTCGCAGCTAGACCTGAACCTGCTCCGGACCAAAGACGAAGCGACAATCCCATATCTGTGAAAGGATAGGCAGTTGCCCCTAAAATGATCCCTACGGCCACAGCAATCAGAGGCACATAGTTTTTAGGTAGCGCGGCCAGCCGTTTGATCACCTCCAATATTCCAGTGACAAACGGACTGATTACTGTGGCAAACATCAATACTTGCGTCATCATTTCGTTCTCCATTTAAAACCCTCCTAAAGTGATAACCGCCTCCGGCGATTTGAATAGTAAACCCAGAATACCTGCGATGATGGCTCCAAGAATCAATCGCAGGATCCAGGTCGTGTTGTTTTCGATTTTGTCTAGCTTACCTTCCACATGCGCGACCCTTTGCTTGGTCTGGGTTTGTTCATTTTGAAGTTGGTCTACTTTCTCGTCCAACTTGCTGAACTCGTCCCTTGTTACATACTTTTCATCCATGATCTCCCCCCTAAAATTGGTCATAAAAAAGACGCCTACTCGGCGTTCGAATTTTTCTGCTCTAATTCATTTATCCTTCTTACTAGTGCGTTCTTTTCTGCCTGTAGGATTGCTTTTTCGTGCTCCAACATAGCAATTCGACCACTTAAATATCCCGCAACCTCTTGGGAATTAAACTGTACTTCCTCCACTTATAACCATCTCCTCTAATTGATTTATTTTCACCACTAGCTCTTGAATAGCTTTGGTTTGAAATGCAGATAAAGCGTATAAATCTATCCCGTCCCCTCTCTGGAGGAGCATTGGAACCTCGTCAAACATGTGCCCTAAGCGATAACGGTCCTGAACCTCTCCATCATAACGCTGCGCTTCGTCCTTAAATGTGTAGGTGTAGACACCGAATTCTTTAATTTGTTCTATTGCCGATTTTACGTAGGGATTTATATTTGCTTTGTAATCCCGCTTGGAGGCCGTAACGAAATCACTCGCAGTAACTTGGCGATAGCCATTATCATCCCCGTTCCGCACTTGCACTTGGGATCCACTGCTAAGGAACTTCAAACCTACCTCACCCATATCAAGGAAAAGGTGATCGTTATCGGAAGTTTGTTTGACCAAACGTCCGGACAAGCTTCCATCCAAGTACCATTGATACTGATTTATTAACTGCCGGGTATAGTTCGCCGAGTCACGGTTCATCCGTAACGCACCACCGGAAGGGTCAATAAAGGGGCCCGATGTAAAGTGTAACTTCTCCCTTAAACGTGCGCCTCCTGCTTCTATTAAAGACTTAGAAAGGGAGCCGTCTCCACTAAACCGAAATTCTGATCCATATGAACTGCCATTGTAGGAGGGGTTTGCATCAGTGAAGCGAACTAGAGCATCAGAATATCCGATTTCATCCTCTTCTACCCACATTGGAGTACCGTATCCAATTTCGAACCGATTAGCGTAAACCTTTGTGGTAGCACCTATATCAATAGTTCCATCCCTTCCTCCACCGGCGGAAATATTATACCCTACGAGCCTGGGTTGCCCTAGAGGGTCAGGATCCTGTTCCGGTTCAAAGATAATCCGCTTTTGATCCGTAACATTGCCTTTCGTTCCAATATAAATATTACTTCCAACCGCAAGGTTCGTGCCGACATTGATAAAAGTATTCGATGTTAAGTTCCCAGCGGTGACGTCTCCTAGATCGGCCTTAATAGCAGAAAGGCTTGAGATTTCTCCGCGCAACGCTTGAAGCACGTTTCCTTGAAGGACACCACTGTATCGGACGTTTCCGCTATTATCTACAACAAATTGGTCATTTATATTAAGTCCGTTAAGACTCTTAATATAATCAGCTACCAACCATTTCACACCGAAAGAAGTATTGGTATCTACGATATTGGGCCCTCGATCTCCTTGAGGGCCTCTAGGACCAGTAGAACCTGTATTTCCTTTTGGCCCCTGCGGACCGGTCGGACCCAAAGTTCGCTGCCATTGATAATCAGATGGGTTGGTGCTTTCTGTAGCAGTATTTTTATTGTAAGCAAACCCTACGTACTCTTTTCCGCTTGGACTGTCGGACATTCCAGACCCACTTGATGTATCTGCATACTTAATCCAAGTGTATTTAGGTTGGCCATCATTTCCTTGAGGCCCTCTGCTACCAGTATCCCCTTTTGGACCAGTTGGTCCCCTACTCCCAGTGTCGCCTTTTGGACCTTCAGGACCGGTTAATCCACGTAACCCCTCAGGACCTTGTGGGCCTTGGGGTCCGGTTGGCCCTCTACTTCCCGTTTCTCCCTTAGGTCCCTGTGAACCAGTATCTCCTTTAGGTCCTTCTGGGCCGGATTCCCCAGTATTCCCTTTGTCTCCTTTATCCCCTTTAGGCCCTTCATACTTACTCCAGGTATAATCGGAAGGATTGGTGCCTTCTGTCTGAATGGTCTGGTTAGGAGATATTCCAATGTAGCTTTTACCATCAGGAAAGTTACTCATACCATTACCATCAGAGTCATCCGCATATCGAATCCAGGTATAGGTAGGGTCTCCATCTTTACCTGCAGGACCTTCTACACCTTGAGGTCCTTGGGATCCCTTGTCCCCTTTTTGCCCCTGCAGTCCAAGTATCCTCACCCACTTATAATCAGAAGGGTCATTTCCTTCTATAGAGGTAGTCTTGTTGTGAGCTATACCTATATAGCTTTGCCATCCGGATATTGACTTGCGCCATTTCCATCGGCGTCATCGGCATATTTCACCCAAGTGTACGTAGGCTGCCCGTCTGCTCCTGCAGGTCCTGGAATACCTTGCGGGCCTTGGTCTCCCTTTTCTCCTTCAGGTCCTTGAGGTCCTTGAGCGCCGGTATCCCCTTTAGGTCCTTCATATTTACTCCAAACATAGTCAGCTGGATTAGTACTCTCGATCTGTTGGGACCGGTTGGCAGCAATCCCGATATAACTCTTTCCGTCCGGAAAGTTACTCATCCCTCGGCCATCGCTGTCATCGGCGTATCGAATCCAGGTATAGGTCGGTTGGCCATCGGCACCTGTAGGTCCAGGTATCCCCTGCGGACCTTTTTCTCCTTCAGGCCCTTTAGGACCCACAGGACCTTGCTCGCCAAGAATCTTCGACCATTGGTAATAATCCGGATTTACCGACTCCGTTGACGAAGATCGGTTATAAGCGAAGCCCACATAGGCTTTCCCGGACGGATACTGACTGATACCAGATCCATTTTCATCATCAGCGTACATCACCCATGTATAGGTTGTTTTCCCATCTTCACCAGGAGGACCAGGCACTCCTTGAGGACCGCTCGGCCCCGGTTTCCATTCACCCTCGATATGATCATAGGAATACCAAACATCTTCTTCCCCGGAGGTATTAATCCAAGTCACGTTGGTATCCACTGGTGGTGTATCAGATCGTACCTTCTTCGGTTCCGCGTATCGTCGTAGCTTTGCTTCGGATACTTTCTTAGATACTTCTTTCTGCAGCTTCCTCCAAATAGAAAACACTTCTTCTTCTGAGTACTCAATGTAATCTCCAAGTTCAACATCTATAGGCCCGTTCTTTTTGACAGATTCTTTCATAACTAGAATCCTTGCTTCTAAATAAAGAGGAGGGCTGAACTTTTCGTCCTTAATCGTGATTGTATCCCCAAAGTGCAAATCCACTTCCTCTACGTTAGATTTCTTAGCAAGGACTGCAATCTGAGCAGAATATTTCACCACACCCCTTAACCGTTTGTCTAACTCATTTTTTGTAAGCTCGGTTAACCGGTTTTGTGTCATATCTTGATCAGTAGACTCTGGATAATAGACGTCTAGTAAATGGCTGCCGTTATCTCCCCACCGTTGCAGAGCATCTTCATCACTCACAAATACGGTTTTACGGTTGCCTTCTTCATCGGCTGGTGAAACACCAATCAAAGCAGTTACAATCCCCCGCTTATTTTCATGCCTTTCAATGCCTTTGAGATTGTCTCCTAACACAGCTTCATATCCTCTTGAGGCACCGATGTGTTCCACCAAATCGACAAAACGCCCAGAGACTTGATTTCCATCCGTTTCTACTCGGAATTGTAATTCCAATCCGAATACACTCGCTACTTCCCTCAGATAAGTAAGAGGGTTCACATGTTCTTCGAAAGTAATTGTTCGAACGCCATTAAAATCAATGCGCCCTACTTGCCATTTCGTTCCTCCGACTGCTGCAGTTACGTGTTGTTCCACTGTCATGGCGCCCGTACTTTGCGGATCAATGACTTTTTGCTTCTTTAACTCTACATAGCTCGCGGAGGTGTAAACAATTAATTTATGAGACCCATCTGTAGCTAAATACGGTTTATTTTCCTCTAATATAAACTCGGAATAACCAGAGCTATTCTTATTTTTAATCAGCAAAAGGTTTCGGTCTCGCAGGTATCCAGAGTACGAACGATCAGCGAAGGTTTCGAAATCAAGTGTATCTTGCTGATTATCTAGCTTACGAATACGTTCATCGTCCCAATACTCATCTTCACTTAGATAATCAAGCATTAGACCGTTCTGTCTGTCGAAAATATGAAGAATTGTTTCAGTTGTTTTCACTGACGCACCTCCTTTCATTTATTGATAAGCTGGTGACCACCTAATCTTCCCCTCTAAATCTCCTGTAGGTAGCAGGCTAATGAATGATTCACCTGGAGGTAACAAAAAAGGGTGAGCTCCCAAGTGTTTTAAATCCTTGCGAAGCTCCCCGTTCAGGAAAATCTCTTTAGTTTTATGATTGAACTCCAACCGATCCCCAGGTCCTGCAATATAGGGAATACCCGAAGGCTGCTGATTAATTTCTTCTACCCTAATAGAATCAAGACCCTGGTTCGGTGTCTGGTAGGTAGCATTCTGTGCAGTATGAACAACAACCTGCGCAAGGTCTGCAGTGAATGTCCCTTGATGATCAGTCCATATCGGAGACGGCCGACGCGCTTTGTGAATACCATCCACAATTTGTGCAATATAGGCTTTCCACTGCTGTCCCTCTCGTTCAATTCTTAAGGCACCTTCAAAGTTATTCCATTCCCAGCCTTTGTCACCAGACTCTGCTATTAAGAAGTGATTCGTAACCCCACCGCCTACTCTAGCCTCACCAAAGGATTGGACTTTCCCGCCGAGAATGTCTTTCATAGCCAATTTAAAGAGTTGATTTCCATGGACGTCCAATCCATATACCTCAACCCGACCGATGTCTTCCGGCTCTGTGTTCCGGAAAGTGACCTTAGCTTCTACACGAAAATCAGATATAGGGCTGCTTAAACCTTGTTTAATGGCCGGTCCGTGCCAAGAGGAGCCTACACCATAGTCCACCGTTTGAAAGCGATAGCCATTGGTTTTCATTTCACCCGCGACGGTACCATTGATTTCTCCAGGATTAGCACTTGCCCAACCTGTCAGGTTAGAAGCATCATCAAAAAGAACCGTTTCGTATTTCTCAAACGGTTTGTTATCCACGTCATACGGCTTTCCAACCATCATATATTCTTCATCATTTTTTGCTACCATGGCATAAGTAATTTTATTGAGCACTTCTAATTCAAAAATGGGCTTGGTATTAGCGGAACCTTCCACAAATACTGCAGTAGCATTTTCACCGGATAGATAGGCAAAGTCTTCTTCACCATATTTAATAGGGTCAGAGCAAAGGAAAGTGAGAGTCCCAATAAGTGTATTGCTGTCCTCTTCTGGCACTTCGTGATCACTTAGGGTCGCATAAAAATAGACTTGCTCATCCGTGAACACTAACTTTTTCTTAGTACCTTCCAAGAGGTGATTCAATCGATTATACCGATTACGGAAGCCTTCATTGGTTGCATCCTCTATCTTATATCGGACGATAATCGATCGCTCACTCATTGTACTGCCCTCATCTTCAAGAAGACCATCCATACCACCAACCTCTTGAGTTGGAATACGTTTGGTAATATCGGCTCTTCCTTTAGTCGTTAACGTCCGGAAACTACCTGCTTCATCCGTAAGCACTTGATCAAGGTTCTCTCCATTAAATATCGTTTCTATGGAAGTGGATGCACCCTTCGCACCTCTTTCCATAAGGTCAACAAACTGATACACCCGTGTGCCTCCTCAAGAAAAGTGTCGTTGTAATTCTTTTCGTAACTCTTGTTCATTTGTAATATCATCTACAAAAGCCCGGAAGCCATTTCTTCCTATTTGCACATAGATATTGGCCGGTTGTTTATCCCGGAACTCCACATTTGTATTCACCGCATTTTCTACTTGTCCCACACTTCTTCGTTTTAGATTTCTCAAGCTAGATGAGATATTCGATGCTTTTAATTGTAGAGAAGTACTTACTCCTACATTCTTTTTCTTTGGAGTAATCGCATCTGCCATTTCCTTCGCTTTCTTAGCTATCCGAGGAATCATTTTCCCAACACCGTTCTCCATCCCTTGGCCCGTCCATACACCAATTTGTGTTGTCACCTTAGATGGTGAGTGAATGCCTAACTTCTTCTTCAACCATCCAGGAATAAGATCGGCTGCCTTTTTAACCATATCTTTAATCCCGCCGAACATAGACTCAATACCATTAATTAGCCCTTGAATGATGTCCTTACCAATCTCCACAAGGCTAATACCTTCGAACGTGTTTACGATACTATCCATAATGTCCGTCGCTGTGCTTTTAATCGTATCCCAGGCGCTTTCCCAGTCCCCTTTAATCAAGGACATAACCGTGTCTAAAATGCCCATGACTAAGTTGATTCCGACTTCAACTGCTGTGGAGATTACTGACCACGCCACTTGAACAATACCTGAAATAGCCGGCCACACCGCTTGGAATATGCCTTTAATAATTTGCAGGGCGCTGCTTATCACTGTTTGCAATACACCGGCTAAGGTCGTCACTATGCTTACGATTGTATTCCATGCAAAACTAGCCACACGCATGATGGCATCACCATGGGCGCTCCACAACGACTGGATACGAGAAACGATTTGTTGTATGAACCCCCATATCGTAGTAAGTACCGTGACGATAGCATTGTAAACGGTATTCCATGCCGTTCTTGCCACTGCATAAAAGGTCTGTTGATTTGCGGTCCACCAAGCAACCAGTTCGCCAATAATGGTTCTTACAAAATTGGCGATAAAGTTGATGACTGTAGTAAAGACTTGCTGGATCAAAGCCCATGCCGTCTGTACTCCTTGGCGAAAGGCTTCATTCTCTTTCCAAAGTCGAACAAATACAGGGATTAACAAAGTAAGTACACCAATGATAACTCCAACCGGACCGGTCAAAGCCATAAGCGCTGTTCGAAGAAGAGGAAGAAATGTTCCTGCCAACGGTGCCACTCTTGCGCCAATTTGCGCTATCAAAGTCTGGAAAGAGGCTATAGGTGCTTTTAGAAAAGTAAAGGCTTTTCCTAGAACCTTGGTCAGCACGCCTCCTAGACCAGCGAAAGCAGCTCTTGCAGCTGCAATGTTAGGGACCAGCGCGACTAGGGCTCCGACTACTAGGGTCATAGAAGCAATGATTTTCCCTATGATCGGATGCGTTTCCATCATGGCATTGGACCACTGGAGGAATGAGTTAATTGCGCCCAATACTGCTGATCCTAATGGAGCTAACGCTATCCCCATATTAATAATGAAATTGACTAAGTTGCCAATAAGAGAAATAACCTTCGGACCATTATCTTGAACGTATTGAATAAACTTCTGGAAACCATCAGACTTCGATACAGTTGCAGACCATTCTCTAAACCTTGCTGTCATTTTGGATAAAGATCCAAAAATGAGTGAGCTATTTTCGCTAAAGGCAACAAATAAATTAATAATTCCTTTAAAGACGTCTCCAAATATCTTTCTGATTACCGGCAAGTTCTCTTTGACGTAACCGATAAAGCTCTCCAGTTCTTTGGATCCGGAGATTCTTTCTGTGAATTTAGCGAATGAGCTTCCCATCTCTGCAAAGCCTTGAGCCATGAAGTCCGTTAAAGGCGCAAATGCCACAGTTAAGTTCATCATGCCTTCGATAAAGCCGGTAATACCATTGACTAACTTCTCGAATATTGGCGCTGCCTTCTTATTCAAATAGTCAAAGAAGCTTTGGGCGGAAGATGATTTTAAAAACTTTTGGAACCTTTCCGATAGCGAAGCAACAGTATCGGCCATAGATGTGAACATTGGATTTAATGATTCGACAACCGTCTCTAAACCGGCCATTGCATTTCCAAACGCCACCGCTACTTGAGGCGCAATAGCCTCTTGCACTTTCTCCCAGGCAGTCTTAAGAGATTTCAACTGTTTAGCAGCTTTAACATTTTCCTTCGTTGCTTCCGCCGTACCATCAATAATCGATTGGATGGTAGGTGCGGCAGCTGCCCCGTACGCTATTGCTGCACTTCCTGCAATTCCAAAAGCTGCGGCTAAAGCGACGGTGCCCGATCCAACAACTCCAATGGCGTTTCCAACTGCCATGATTGCCGGGACCATGGATGCAATAATAGGAACGAGACTTGATGAAATCATCAATCCTAATCCTCGGAAGGTATTTCCCGCTATTGTCCCAAAGGCTTGGATCGAGTTAGCTATTCGACTCATCGTCTTTTGGAAATTCTCAATCCTGGCCTCAATTGGAATGACGATCTTCTTGTTTAATGCAGTTTTAACCGCTAGTAAGAGTCCCATTTTACGCTTGGCTTCTGAATCATCCACACCGACATTAACCTCTGCTTTGCTTCTCTTACGCGCAAATAAGTTAAGCATACGTCGCGCCTTCTTGAGATTACGTTTAAGAGGACTGGTGTCTGCGTTAAGTTCTGCATCCTTCATCGATTCAGACTCTTTTTTAAACTTCTCTGTGACGCGTTTAGCTGCCTGAATAGCTCGTCGATATTTCGAGACGCTCGCTTTCAATTCCGCATCTACCGAGTAGTTAGCCATCAAATCACCCCTTTCTGCTATTGTGCTTTAATGCTATCTGAGCAGGAGATAATCGACTTTGTTCCGCTTCCTTATGATCTTTCTTTTGAGGATAAAGACCTTTGTCTATATGGGTTAAGGCTCTTTCATAATCAAAGAAATCTTTAAATTCCTTGAACACGTACTCCTCTTTCGGATTCTTTTCTGTTCCGGTATTCTTAGTGGCCGCAGCGTTTCTGATAAGGAAAGCTGTCTTATGCATGTGGTACTCTTGATCAATCTCCTTATACTCCTGTGCGTAGCGTTTGTAATGGAACTCGGACAAGGTCATCATTTCCACGTCTTTCAGTCGTTCCATCCCTAACTTAGCCATCGCGTGAATGACTATATCGTCATAGGTTAGACCGTCTCCAGATGGTTCGGAGTCTCTTCCTCTCTCAGACCTTCTGGAACAAGATTTCGGGTCATAGGTCGCTTTCCCAGCTCCTCGATGACTTCTGCACCGAATGCCTCAAAGCCCTGTTCCTCCGCAATGTCATCCAGCACCTCTTCAAGTTCTTCAAACGTTTTCGGAGGTTTCCGATCGTGGGATGCTGCAGCTTTCACTACCTTGGAAATGCCAACGATGTTCCCGGACTTCAGCTTAGGAATCATCATTTCTAACCCTTCTCCCAGGCTGGCCCCTTCAACCTCGAACCCAAGTTCCCGATCAATCTCTGTAAGAGTTCGCAATCCGAATTTCAAATCAATTTCTCGTCCTTCAAATGTAATGTGCATATAAAAACCACCTTCTCTAAATTTGGGTATAAAAAAGGAGAGGAATAACCTCTCCTTCGTTTACGCTATAGGTTCTGTGGAATCACTATCGGCTGCCAAACCGTCATCCGCTGGATCATCTTCTAAAAGATCATGGAAGACATAAGATAACGTTTGCAGGTCTTCATCCGGCAAGGTAACTTTCCCTTTCTGCCGAATGCCCTCCGTAACAAATGTGCCTTCTACTTCTGCATCGTCTTCCGAAGGGCTGGACGGCTCCCACTCCGTAATGTAACCCTGTCGATATTCCGCTTCAAACTTCGTAATCTCGGATCCTGTTTCCCCTTCTACCGTTTTCTTTGAGAGATCCACTTCCCACATCTCAACTGGGAAATCTTCGACTATGGAATCCTCCAGCATAGTGAAAGTAGGATCTTCCGTAGATTGAATTGCTGTAATACTTACTTCATCCTCTAATGGAGCAGTACTTGATACCGCACCATCTTTCGTCTCTGTCTTCTCCCGATCTCTGGAGTAAGACTTGGAGTGCTCTGTTTGAAAGACTAGCTTCGCTGCCTTATCAGCTTCTCCCAACTTTCGAAAATACAGAACTTTGTGTACTCCTTTTGCTTTCTGTGCCATGCTTTCCCCTCCTAATTCAGTTCATATTCAGCCTGAATAATACCGTGTAATAATCTGTCATCTGTAGAATTGTCGAAGACCGCATTGGAACTTAGGGAATCAAGCTCAACATAATAGTTATCCAGCTTAGATAACCCTCGAAGCTCCTGTTTTAATTGAAAAACCATGTTGGAAAATAGCGCGCGATCGTCAGCATATCCCCAAACATGAATAGTCTGAGAGATTCGTCCTGTAATCACTTCTTTGTTGTTTATCACATCACTGCTTATCGACTCTCCTACATGGACAAACGGATACTCTAATCCATCCTCGCCCTGGGTAGCGTAATCTATAGTTTGATAGCCCAAATTGATGGACTTTCTAAATACGGCATTAAACAGCTGAATCTCAGGTGCTTCCATCTACTTCACCTACTCTACTAAACGCTTTAAGTCTGATAAGAAGACCGGCTTCTGATCAAAGTGAGCCGGATAAACAAACGGCTGCGCATCCATGTATCGTGTACCATATTCCAAGAACCCACTATGTTCTGATTTGGAAATGGTGCGATAATGCATGTCCCCGACTCTTTCCGTCTCAATGTTCCTTCTCGTATATCCCGTCTGATACCCTTCTGTAAACACAGCATTTTCAGTTACCTGACCGGATTGCTCAATCGCATTATTTTTCACGATTTTATCTACATCACCCTCAATGTCGTTATCCATTCGTTCTAAGTTTGCGAGTAACATGTCCAAACCTTTCAGGTCCATGTGCTGACTCCTTCTAAATAAAAAACGCTCTCGGACCTGTGAGGCACATGTCGGAGAACGTTGAACTTTTGACCATTGATAACGGCTTTATCTGCTTTTCTTTTATAAGGACGCTGCAGCCTTACTGTCGTTACCTTTCTTTCCGTTGATCCAAAGGCCGCTTGCACTTTCTCCAAACTGGTAGGAGAGATGTGACAAGGAAGCATTATCCCATCATCCACAGTGACTTCCGTCTTCCCTGTGTCCGGGTTGTAACGCGACAGTCCTGACTGGTGTAATGTTACCCTGTCTCCATAGCGCATCAGAAGAACATCACCTTTCCGGACGGATTTTCTTTCGGAATGTACGTCTCCAGAATAGATAAGTAAGGGGCTAAGTCATTCTCTGAAAAAGATACAGAATGTCCTTCCACGGACTCTGATGTCATCCCTTCACTACCTAACCGGTTAAAGCGATGAACAGCTAATTCTTCGATAATGAAGGTGAGCTCTACAGGAATATCTTCCAACTGAGCATGCTGTTTCAGCCATATCTTTAAACGGGATTCAATGTTTTTGATGATTAAATCAATGACATTATCCTGCACGTCATCATTGATTCCCGCCAGTGTCTTAACATTTCCTCTAATGGATTCAGTCATCTGAACCATCCAATTCACTTTCGGCCTTCATCGCTTCTTCTTTCCCCTTCACTTTCTTTCCATTTGAAAGCTCAAAAAAAGCGCCACCAGCGTGACGCGGATACTCTCTATCCACTTGTTGGGGAGTTTCCTGTTCTTCCTCCTCTGTTACAACATTAAATGGTTCAATCAATGGCTTCCCCAGCTTATTCTGATCAGAGGAGAGTTCTTCTACCCTTTCTTTCGAAACCTGGCCTCGACGAGGATAGTTATCCCCCTCTTTATAGACCTGACGAGTATGTGCATCAGTAAAACTTTGAATTACTCTAAACACATTATTCTCCCCTTTCCATTAAGCCTCTGGTTGCGTAGCTGGGGTCAACTTAGCAAAAGCATCATCTTTAACAATCATGACAGCCACATCCATCGTGGCACGGAGAGCGACCATTTCTCGTTCGAACAGGTTGATAGGCTCTCCAGCTTCGTCTGTAATGGTAGAAATCGTTCCTTCTTCGGCAATCTTGTAAGAAATATCAAATGGGATACCGTAATGCAGCTGGTCGAAATCACCGGTATACAAAGTACCTTTCTTCAAATTCGAAGACTTAAGGTTAACAGCAGGGAGTCCATCAATTCGATTGTTCGCTCGATCATAGATAGGTTGCTGTAAGTTCCCTTCTCCAATTGTGGCTTGACGTAGAGCTGTAGCGTTTTGGTTCTTAGAGATAAAGGCGTTCGCTTCAAAGTCATCTTCCAAAAGAAGATCCCCAACCTGCAGGATATTTTCTCCTGTAATATCCCCTTCGAGAACATGGCCGGCAGCTACTACCGATTGCTCGATGGACTGAGTGAATGGGTTGCTAATATTCAGGATGCCTGCCTCATCAAACTTTTTATAAAATGCCTCACTAATCTTAGGGCGCATTTGTTCAAAGAAGTTCGAAACGCTGTATTGAAGGAACTCTCGGGAAACCGGTAGAATGACACCGAGTTTTTTGGAGCTCATTTTAATCTTCAACCATTTGGCTTTAGAGGTTTGGATCCGTTCTCCTTCGTTGACCCAGTACGCTCCAGGTCCCTCTGCAAAGTAGTCAAACTCTTTTTCTTGCTTATCCATTTCTTCATAAACACCCAGCTGCATGATCTTTGAGTTTTGCATCACGTCATTCATGATGAGTGTACCTTGGGATTTAGGAATGACTCCATCCTTGGAATCGCTCATCATCACGTTATCAGGATCGAAGGTCGCGAAGTGCTGCAGGTTCAATTTCAAATAGTTCTTTCTCGTCATGCTATTCCTCCTCAAATAATTCTCGCTTTCTTAGCCATCTCGGCCTTGGATTGTTGACCACTTTGGTCGCCCTTGAAAGATTGACCACTGGCCGGTGGATCTTGCCTTAAGGATTCTTTAACCGCTTGATTCACTGCATTGTCGAAATCCTTCTTGATTCCTTTAATGGCTTCCTTAATCTTTTCATTGTCTTCTAGCTTGATGAGTGTTTCAGCAAAGGACGTCGGGAGCTTCTCTTCCTTCAAATCTCCCTCTACTTCTGATAGAAGTTGCTTCAAGTTCAAATCGCGTTCCCGGTCTTCTAAATCTTTCATACGTTTCTGATAGTCGGCATCCGCTTGTTGTTGTTTGGTCATCTTGGCGTAATCCGCAGCATCTTTCTTAGCGTCATCAATGGCCTGCTGTTTCTCTTTTTCCAGCTTAGCCGCTTGGTTCTTCAGCGCCTTATCAACCGCTTTACTGATAGCAGAATCCACATCGGATTGAGTAAAGGTTGGATCATCCTCTGGTGGGTCTTCAGGAGGATCACTTGGAGGATCTTGTGGCGGATCATTCTCCGCAAAGTGCTGAAGGTTCAATCGCAATAGTTTACTTTGTAGTTCCGTCATTTTCATTCTCCTTATCCCATCCAGTCCTTAACGACTAACTTTCATCCCATAAAAAATAAGCCCCTCACAGTCCATGACAGCCCGATTAGTGCTTACGTTTATAATGGTATTCAATTAGTGTTAATGGCCCGTCTAGTATAGTAGTTTGCAAGCCTGTTTAACGTCTATGACTCAAAGACAGATTGTTATAATACATATTTTCTATCAGCGAAGAATCGCTCTCTCCAGTCCGGAATAACCAGAAACCTCGATGATCGGCAAAAAGGATGCATCGGTGCACAGTTGATCCCTGGCTTTGCATCCTTCACTTTGAATCGTTTTCCATCCAGCTTCCTGCAGGTTTTTGACGTCTTCCCATCCAGGACAGCCGTAAATTCATATTCAGCCTCTTCCATGTCTTCTGTGAGAGTTTCATAGGAGATTTGCTGAGCTTCGGTTTGTACCCTTGCTGTTTCCGTTATGAGTAAACGGCGTGCTTCAAAGACAGAAACCTCAAAGCGTTCTCTTATTTTTGATACATACTTATTCGGATGCACCCCGCGGATAATGGCGCTGTTTATAATAGCTTCTAGTTCTGAGCGTAAAACCGCCATGTCATTCCATATACGAGTAGACCAACTTGCTCCATAAAATGAAGCGCCGACCAAGGACTGGAGCGTTGCTGCAGTGATGGTCATGTCTGCTCCCAGAATTCCAGCCTGACGCGCTACTTCTTGAATACCAGCTTGTTCTAGATACTCTTGAAAGGTCTTTACTTGTTCGTCTGCCATAGCCACAAGATGAACATTGAGATACATTTTTAAAAGCTCCTGACGACTCACATACATCTTCGTATTGTAGGTCTGGAGAAGCTCGTTCGCTTCCACACTAAACTCTCTATCACGAACGTATCTAGCTGCCAACTTCTCATAACGCTGTATATCCATTTCACTCACTCTTTGCTTAGCAGCTGCCTTAGATATCCCTCGACTTTCTGCATATCTAGCGTAGAAAGATTGGATTTCTTTTTCCGTCTCCCTTAGTGCTTGATCTATAATCTCTCTCAGCCTTCGGGATACTTCTTCGTCTTTCATTTGCTCTCGCCTGATGTGCTCCTTTTCCCTTTGGGTCCAGTAACTTTCATCTGCCATCTAATCGCCTCAGTTCTCCATAAAGCTTGAGCGCTGCCGTTGCTTCGAACGTTCACTTTCAAGGAGCTTCTGTTCTTCTTCCGGGCTTTCCACAATCATTGGAATGGTCTTCAGTTTCGTTTGTTGAGAAAGCTCTCCTCCAAGATTGTTGAACATCTCCACTGCTTCTTTTGTAGACTTAGGCAGGTTAGGGGTGAAGGTATAAGTAAATCCGCTCAGCTCCCCAGACTTAGCTTCTTTAGCCAGACTCATCACATTATTGATCAGCTTGTATCTCCGGTTTAGAGAACGCTTGAACAACCGTTCTTTATTGATTCTGATTTGCTCCAGCCCGAACATCTTGTATTTCATAGCTTCCCCGGTTTGCTGTCCACTGAAATTCTCATCGTTCAAGTCAGGGGTAAAGGTGAATTTGTGAATGTCCGTCTGCAGCCGATCTTTATAAGACTCCACGCCGGACACATCATATTGCTTGTAGATGTAATCCGCGTCTACCTTGCTTTCCCTTCCCTCTGCGTTATTAGCTGATGGCTTCAAGAAGATGATATTAGCCTCTTTCATCTTCTTGGCTTCTTCCGGTTCGAGCTCCACATCACCGACGATTTTTAACATGGCATCGTTGAGATCGGTCATATAGTTCGCAGTATCGGATTGCCCGGCATCGTATAAATCAATTTGATCGAGTACATTTTCAAAGTCGCCTTGCCTGAACCGGTTATTGGTATGTTCATTGATTGGTACATCACCAAAAGGGTGATCCTCTGAATGATCATACGCAAGATTAAAGTCGCCCATATTGGCCGTGTAGTACGTATGAATCTTTGTCTTTGTATAGAGCATTACCTTAATCTTCTTGTCATTGCCATAACCCACCGTAATATAACGAACACCAGCAATGATGTTCTTTTCAATGCTATTGTCGTAGATCAGGAACGTTTCCAGCGGGGATGACAAATAAACCTTGGTTTCATCCTCTTGGCTCCGATGAAGCAGCTCATAGGCTCGACCATAAATAGAAAGATCAAGAATGAGATCCGCATTTAATGCATCTGCCTCAATCATTTGATTCACATCACTCATTTTTTTCTCTACATTTTGCTCGGTGTGATTCATAGAAATAGGCACACCGACCAAGTATCCTTGCATGAAGTTAGAAACATACTTTGCAAAGTTGTGCCGGGAACGGTGGTCTGCCTTATCGTCTTCTTTTCGTCTATTTAAAACGGAAATGGCTGAGTTATTCCCTGCATAGTAATCATCCAGTTCATCCAAGCGCGGGCGTTGGTGTTCAACGTGGTGTCCTAACATAGCTGCCAGGTCTTTGATGTTCTTTAAGAGCTCCTCTTCCGATTCATATGTGTATTGAATATTCGCCTCTTTACTGAAGCGCCTTTTGGTATTGCTCACCTCGTTGGCATTTAACTCAAAGTTACGCGCATCTGCCAAAACCATCACCTCCTATAACCCTAGAGTTTTTATTGCCTTGTACGTATCTTTCTTCTTCGCTACACCCAAATGGTATTGCTCCAGGCTATACCGGAGAGCATCAATGATATGGTTATTCGCATCGATTGGAGTGTTTAACCACTTGCCCTCTTTGTCCTGATCAAAGGTGTATGTATTGAACTCCTCAATCGTGTGCTCACACCGAGGGTGAATGTACACCTTGAACCCCTGGATAAAGAGGATGCCTTGGTTGATACTCCCGGAACCCTTTACGGATGCTCTCATTCTGCGAATGCCTTTATTGATCAACTCTTGAATCAAACGTTTCTCAGCAGAATCAGCGGTAATTGGCGTTTCTTTTAATTCCTTATCGACGAGCATGTCGTATATATCCTTGGTCAGCATGGCTTTCTCATAATGTTCATCATAAATCCAAAGCTCTTTGTTCTCTAAATCAACGACTGAACTGACTTTCGTTGTCGGGTCATTAGTGAAACCGAAGTCCATACCATGTGCAGTCTCCTGTATCTCCTTGATCTTCTTCTGGATATCGAAGTCTCTCACTTCAAAGTTATCGAAGACAAGACCTTCAGCGACTCCCCACTCTCCATCAGCAACGATTCGCGCCCTCCGAGAATTCGTGCGATACAAGTCTAAATACCTTTGCCTATCCACATCATCGAGCCATTCGTTTACTCGAAATGTTGTGGTGTCCGCAAAGGTATCCTTCTCTCTGGTATCTTCATCAAAGAAGACTTTCTTAAGCCAATGTCTATCCGACCAGGGGTTGAAGGTCACTGTGATCTGCTTAAAAAAGTCCGGAGCATCATACTTACCACGTATGGATTCAACCACCGTCCGGAACTTATCTTCTGTCTCAATTTGGTACGCTTCCTCAAACCATGCCCAAGATAGAATACCGACATCGACTGTAATGGAAGTGATCTTTAATTCATCGTCCAGCCCCCTGAACAGTATCTTCTGGCCAGTGGGCTTATAAGTAATCTCCGGCAATGATTCATTGAACTTAAACAAATGAGCAACCCCAAGTTGAGAGGTTGCCCATTTAAGATCCGTATAGGTTGATTGTTTGTTGGTGTTTGAATAGCGACGAACGACAAGAAGATTAGCCCATGGATACTTCATCATTCGGTGTATGAAGTTAAGTGCAGCTGTCTTGGACTTCTTACTACCCCTGGAGCCTTTCACAACTCGATAAAACTGCTTGTTATTCCAAAATCGGTTATAGCCCCCGCCAATTACTTTCTTAATGGAGACACTAGCTTGTTCAGTCTTCATTTGGGACATCCTCTATGAACGTAGGAGTAATATTTTCTACTTGTTGCTTGTCGGTCCACATAACATAGCGCTTACCAAGCATTTCAGCTGCTTTATTACGATCTCTAATCTTTGGTTCTAATTTGATGGTTTCAATGCGTTCAGTCATCGACATGCCACCGTCATCATCAAACTCTTTATCTGTAATAGTAAACGCATGCTCTTCCAGTTCCTCACCACGGAGGACTCTTGTGTAGTATTGAAGCACTTCCTGTTGATCAGCGACTTTTTCATTTTGTATTTCCTCAAGGCGCTTGTCGATGTATTCCTTGATGTACGGTTTCGACAAGTTTTCGCTTGCTGTTTGTCTAGCAGTCTTATTACTGTATCCAGCTCTAATCGCTGCCTGAGTCGCGTTTAAATCAATTAAATACTCTTCACAAAAACGCTTCTGCTTTTCAGTCATTTTAGCCATATCATGTGACACCTACCTCCATTATTATCTTTTGCAGGAATATGGATATTTTTGCCGAATATTATAATAAAAGGAGGTGTACAAATGTCTGATAAAATTAATGTTAAACCAACTCCGATACAAAGGAATAAATTAGATACTGCTCTTGAGCTTACCAAACTTCAAATAGAAACATTTGGTATCGAGGCAAATGAAAACGAAATTGAGAATCAGTTCGCAAAATTTTATTCACTAGCAGCAACTTTGGAAGGAACTCGCCACCAAAGGTTAGGTGATTTGGTTCCAGAAGAAATATTAAAAAAGATAAATGACTAAAATCAGGGCGCTTTATGCGTCCCTCTTCCAAAAAGCTCTTCGTATTGTAATGCTTCTGTATTTATTTTCCCTACAGCAAGTGTAAATATTAAGCTTTTTGCTTTTGGAACGAAGTCACCAACTGCTTCAAAAACCACCTGAAACTTATGGCTTCCACCCACCTCACCTAATTGAGATAATTCGACAACAGCATTTACTTCCTGCATAAAAAAACACCCGCAAGGGTGCTTCCTCCTAAAATTATTCATATTTTCTGGCCAGGGAGTTCCGCCTGTCCGTCCTGCCATCCAGTTTAACGCCTACCTCCTATGACAGTCATCTTTCCGGTAAAGTGAGCAAAATGTGAAACGTCACAGCTTTTCAAAAATAAGTATTCCAAATTGTTCTTTTACACCAAAAGGACCTATGTATAATCGTTCCTTTTCATCATGGAAAATTATGAGTTCTTTTACTTTCAGATTTAAAACTTGCTTGAGGAAGGATTGGGTAGGATTCGTTCGGAACTCCAGAATAACGCTTTCGTCTATCCGTGTAGAATAATACCCACTTACGTTTAAAATCATTTCATCTATAATTACGGCATTAAAATACAAAATATCCTCTCCCCTGCAGCTACTTTTGACCATAAGAAATATAGTACCAGCTACTAATCGAAGGAACAATATGGAATATACGTTCTCATCCATTCATTTCCATGCGTTGAACCACCCGTTCTTTGATGTTATATATATGCCTTCGAGACAGCCCCATATGCCTACTGATTGCCACCATACTCATTCCATCAAGTAAACACTCCAGGACAGCTCTTTCCCTTTCATTTTCAATTACACTTAGCTTTTGCTGAATGTAGAGAACTTTCTTCTCCAACCTGGTAATCCATTTATGAGTCTTATCTCTTCGCACAACCTCTTGAGCAACCGGATCTCCTGTTTCTCCTTGAGCTTTAGGAAGAGTAGATTCAAAGCCTGATTGAGCAACAAGTTTTGTTCCGGCATCCTCCAACAGTTCCCTCTGCCTTTTGATCTCATTTATCATCCAGTTATAGTCACGAAGCGTGTTCTCAATCTGCTCCTTATTCATTAAAATCACTCCTTAAACAAAAAAAGGACACAAACCAAGCGTGTTACTCGCTCAATTTGTGTCCTCCAGTTTGCTGGCAGAACTTATTTATTTACGATGGCCAAAATGCTTAATCTTTTCTATATAACTCATAATAAAAGCTTTGGATCCATATATAATTATGAAGCTAGCTATTATAGAGATAACCATAAGAACATGTACAAAGCTTATATTACCAGAAAAGATTGAAAACATACAACAAGATTTTCTTTTAAAAGGAAACGTACACAGCAGAATCATGTAGTCCATGCTTGGAAGCCGTTTAACCATTTTAAAGTAGGTTTCTAAACTTTCGTGTTGTTTTAGGAAAGTCAGAATGTAATGTTGAATAATTCTCCTCTTTGATAAACTGAACAGAACTAAGTTATTTTTGTTGTGTTTAGCATTATATTTTAAACTATTTAATTACTCCGGATTGCAACGAGAAGTAAACATTTTGGTACCAGAGACAATTGGTCTACCTACTTCTAAATCCCAACTTCCTGCTAATGCACCAAAAACATCATAATCCCAATGGCATTTATATTGGTTATATAAACTCCCGTTATCGTTACGGATATAATAATAATTATCCTCTAATTCATCCCAAGCTGCCTCCATAGTTGGACCATATAGTCTGACGGACCACTTTGGATACATTGAGTATGTATAATATCCATTACGTGTTTGAGTCCATACGTCATTAAAGTATTCATCCAGATTTCCGCTAAGGCTTGCTACACTAAAACTACCACTTTGTGACTTAAAGCTATCACCAAGAAGACTTTTAACTACATCATTTTGCTGTTCTTCTGGAACGGTTTCTAAGTAAGCTTCCAGTCTCTCTCCAACTTCATCAATCCATTCACCGTTTTCTTTGAAGTATTGATCTTGTTCCTCAAGTGGCACAGCGTCAATTTTTGTGAGTGCGCCCTTTAAATAATCAAATTCATCCGTTTCAGCTGCTGCCGATACTGGAGTGAAATTGCTAAATACCAATAGTGTGGTTAATGCCATAAAAACCATTTTTAATGTGTTTTTCATATTAATTTCTCCTCTCAATCTTCGAAAATGTAGTTTTGGTTCAATTGTATAGAAATTCCTCTATACTTTATTCCTCGTCATTTTCACTCCCTTCGGCTTTTTTACAGGTAAAACCCATTAGTAAAACTATTGAGCTACACCCTTACTTTTTCAATTATAGTAAATTTTTACTTTTAATCACATGGGTAATTAAAACTAGTTTGGAAAATTTGTGAAACATTTACTGATTCGTCAGACTTGTGTTTCTGTATTTTCATTTTGAAAGACTGAAATTGTGACGTTATGTATTTCATTACAAGAAAAACACCATAGGTAGCACATTAAAGCGTTTACCAAATAGCGATTTTCAAGGTCTAATCTTTGTGAATTAGCCCTTAAAGTAACTAGTAATTTAGAAGTGAAAACTCAACATATGTCCCTAGAGACATCTAAAGAACTAGGCTAAAATACGGTTTTGACATGTATATCACACTTCGCTATAGTTATTTATATCATAGTACGCTATGTGAAAGGTGGTGTTTAATTGGATAAAAGGATACGTAGATTTTATATGCCAATGACAGAAACAAGCTTTTACATCCTGTTTACTTTGCGAAATGAAATGCATGGTTATAGTATCATGAAGTATGTTAATGATCTTACAGAAGGTGAAATATCATTAGGAGCAGGGACTGTTTATACCAGTCTGTCTAAAATGGAGAAAGATGGCCTAATTGTTCTTGCGAAAACAGAGAGCAATCGGAAATTTTATAAAATTACTGACTTAGGCCTTGAAATATTAGAAATTGAAATTAAGCGTATTGAAAGATTATATAAAAACACGAGAGGATAGGGAGGGGTGTAATAATGCTAAAAAAGAAAACAATCAGGAGAAATTTTTATATATCCGATTTTGAAGAGGAGCAGGAATTTTTATCTTCTCAACACAACGCAGGATGGAGATTGAAAGATATACAAGGTAAGAAATATTTATTTGAAAAGTGTGATAAAGAAGCTGTTATTTATCAGATAGACTTTAATCCGAAAGAGCAGCATAAAAGTGAATATGTACAATTATTTACTGATTTCGGATGGGAATTTATCGCTGAAAAAGACGGTAGATTTTATTTTTCAAAACCTGCTTTACAGTGTAGCGAAGAGAAAATATTCAGTGATCGCGAAACGAAAAGAATCATGTGCAGTAAGATTATCAGGCGCAAGCTGGTTCAACTTATTCCACTATCGGTTATTTCAATTTTCATTTCATGTGTATTAACATTGAGTATGTTTCATTACGAGTTTTTCCCATTAGGTATCGTTTTCATTGTATCGCTGATATGGCTTGGCGGATTAATACTCACTCTTTACTCAACGAAATATTTATCAGGATTTTTCAAACTAAAGAAAATAATTGATGAAAATAGTTAAAATTTAGAAAGGGGTAATGATAATGTTTGGTTGGTTAAATATAGGCAGTCTTGTGCTAGGCTTGATTGCATGGATACTACCTATTGCAAGTCTGGCGAAGCGTAATAAAAATAACAGCAAAACTTGGGTTGTGCTTTCTATAGCAAGTATTAGTGCCTGTGTAATCTCGCTATGTTTTCAAATTTTATATAATGATTACTTAGTTAGAATAGAGGATTGGTCGGCGCTTATGGATACTTCTAAAGGTGTAGTTCGTCTTTCTTTCCTACTTGCTATAGTAACTATAGTACTTAATGTAATTACCGCGATTGTGTATAACAAAAGAAATAAATGATAGCTACTCATTTGTAGAACAAGAAAAGCATCCTAACAGTATCAGGGCTCTCTGCTCGACACAATGTTGGAATGAAAAATAACGAAATTCAAACAGAGATTAAAAAACAAACCATTGAGAGTAAAGCTAAATATAGTTTGCTATATTTGCAGAAGCAACCCAAACAGCTTCGTTTTCAAGCTGTTTGGGTTGCTTCTTAGTTCTACTAAGATGATGCTGCACCTCATAAATCAAAACCTCAACCATTTTCATAGGTTTTAGATTTCATGTAATATGTGGTCTTTTCATAACAACGAGGGCATTGCCCCTCTAGCGTAGAAACCTCCTCCTTCTTTTTAGAAGTATCTCCGAAAACATCCAATAGCATTACTAATGTCCCTGGCAAGGATATTAAAGCCATTGCAAAAGTTACAGTATTAACTAGCTTCGGATTAGTAACAGCATCTGTAGAAATTCCAACATACGCTAAAAATCCTACCATTAAAATCATTGTAAGTATGGCTATCAAATAAACAACCTTAAGCACTAGAACCGCATTTCTCTTAAAGTTTGAAAATAACCTCAGAACTCTTCCCCCTCATCATATCTAATCCTTTTTACCTTCCCCTGATGCGTAATAACTTTTGTCTCGCCATGATCCGGCAAAGTAGTCATTTTGGCCTTACCACCGCAATATACAACACAAATCGGTGTATCTTCTTCCTGAATATCCAATTCTATATTAATTTTCCCATCACTTATCTCTATCGGCAGTTGGTTTAATCGCATAAAGTATACCTCCGTGATATAATCGAATTACCACATTCTAGTCGGGAGCAATGCTCTCGACTTTTTGTATACCATTTTAGGAGGATAGACATGAGCACATGTGTTTTGCTTAAGCAGCGCATCGAGAGGAAAAGACGAATAATGTACAATGCTTACCTAAATAATGCAGATTATGATTATGTCGTTAAGATTTCTCAAGAATTAGATCAACTGCTAAATCAATACCGCAAGAAGTGTCAGTAAAGTGTTATCCTTATTCTTTTGACAACTTTTAACTCCCTTGTCACAGGGTCCTTTTTATTTTTCCCAATAAAATCCTTTATCCTAATTCCAAATAACAAGTAGCTCTGGTAATATATACATCTAGGGAGTGAGACCTATATGACAAGGGTATTAATTATTGATGAAGAAGCTAGAATGAGAGACTGGCTTAGAAACATTTTAGGCTTCCATTCATATCAAAATATTACAGATACAAACACCTATACAGAAGGATTGTTTATGTTCAACGCATTAGAACCAGAAGTTGTTATTATGGATTTAAAAATTCCTTTTTACGAGGCTCTTCGAGCTCTCAACTATATGAAAAGTAAGTCTCCTGATACAGCTGTTATTATTTGCTCCTACTACACAACGAATAAAGTAATTGATCAGTGCGCAATTTTAGGAGCATATGATTTTATTAAGAAACCACACTTCCGAAGACTTTCTGCTGCCCTTGAAAAGTTAACCTCTAATCAAGAAAGCTCTCTTTACTAGGAGAGTTCCATAATCTGTACCTCCACCCTCGGCTTCGCGCTATACCACTTGCTAACAGTCAGCTCGACCACCTGACTATCATCGTTCCAGATCACCTTGTTCAAAGCATCCTTGATCCCTTTTACATAATTATCAACGTCCGGCTTTGTCACTGGCCGGAACAAACCTGCCTCAGCCTCTGCTGTGCGCTTCTTCGAGGAGCTCTTGAGCGATGGCTTATAAACCTTCACTTTCACACTCAGAGGGCCTTCCAATAATTCTGAGGGCGCATGCTGTGAAGCAACTAATCCCACATACTGTTTAAATCCCTTGGATTTTGGTGGATCATATAAAACCGTCTTCCCATTCTTGCTCTTACCGGCTCTTGGCCTCCCTTGAGCCACAGGTTCTCCTAATACAGTAAATTGAATCATTATGCCCGCACCTTCGTAATCATTTTGTTTTGTTTATTGAAATCGACAAATGCGCCTTTAATATTCTCATAAGGATAAGCTAGGATAAGACTGTCTTGGTCTAAGTCATATTTCCAGGAGGGTAAATATTAAATACGATCAACTCAGTGATGAAAAAGTTGTTGGATTGTATTTCTTTTTAGTGAATAAAGTCTCTTCTGGCACTCTATCCACCTTAATGCTCCAGGAAGCTGAAATCCTCAAAGTTATTGCCATGAAGCGAGGAATATTAATTTTGTGCAGCAAATGAAGATTTGAGAATAAGACATAGCAATTGTATTAACTGTGACATTGAGTGATCTTATAAGATTCACTCATTTTGTTTTTTGGTTACTTTAGCCAGATTTGATTTAACTGTAATAGCGACATGCTCCAAGGCGAACAAACTGAGCTTCTCGATATCACGACCATCCGGTGCCTTAGAGACTCCCTGACGATACAAGTAATTCTTCAAATCCTCTTTCCGATCGCTGACCTCTCGTAACCTTTGCTTTTCTTGTAAAGATAAATTCATAGTCTCACCTCCTAAAACCATTTATTTTTATCACTGCTAATGTCCACTTCCAACGCTCTAGCCATGGCCAACTTCCTTACCAGCTCGTCATAAGAAAGGCCTTCGGTATCTTCAAACCCTAATTCTGATAACTGATCGATGACATGCTGTGCTTTGTAATCCAGTTGACTGATCTTCATGCAGAATCCCTTCTTTGCTTTGCGAGCTCTGTCTTGATTCGCTGTAAAGCCTTCTTCGATCTCTCTTGAGCAGCTAACCTACACGCTTCGTTCGGGCAGGGAATGAAGGAGACGCCCAAGCGTCCACCTTTCCCCAGAAGATGCGTTCCTCGTCCTGTTCCATTGCATATCTCACACATGTTAAAACTCCTTCCTCCGATAATCCGGCCCTTCCATTTTTATAACTTCCGTGCCGTCCATCAGTCGTGAAAAGTTCCGTTCGTTCAGCTTCTTCTCCAGCTGCGTGCTCATTAAATTGGTGGTGAAGACCGTCGGCTTACCGGCACGATCGTCTAAGACTTCGAACAACTTCGTGTGTCCCCAACTGTTCTGGCCGTCCTTGGCGTTGGTGTACTCCGTTCCCAGGTCATCTAAGACCAAGAGGTCCATCTTCTGAATTAGCTCCAGAATCTGATTTTCATTGAAAGGGCTGACCTCGCTGTAGGTTTGCTTAATCTTGGTGAACAGCTTCGGTACGGATAAAAACAAGCAACGTTTTCCCTGCTTCATCAGCTGCTTGGTAAGAGATACAGCCAAATGACTTTTCCCTGTCCCGTATGGTCCGAAGATCAGGAGGTTACCTGCATCCTCCGAAAAGTTCTCTGCATATTCCTCCAGTCTGTCTTTCGCCTCTCTCAACATCGGCGTAGGTGGTTGATAACTCTCAAACGTTGCTTCCTGGAGAGACTTATTCATCAGGGAGTGCTGTTCGAAAACTTTGAACACCTTTTGGTAAATGGCTTGATCTCTATTTTTCAGCGCCTGTTGGGCAAGGGCTATGTCTTCACATTTGCATCCCATTTCCACCGTGGTCCATTTTCCCTTGTGTGGACCGAGTGGGATTTGCATTCGGCTGCGCTCCACTTGCTTGTGGCAGCCATCGCAGGTGTAAGATTCAATCACCTGTTTTTCCGGTTTTAGGATCTGTCCTTCTCGAGTTAAGCCTTGCATAAGCTACCTCCTAAAATCCGTATTTGTATTGCTTGCTCGTTTCTGTTTTCCGGATTGGCGTGACGTTGGTAGGAGTCGCTGATGTATGGTTCCGTTGTGTAGCCCGAGCATCCTCCACGGTTTGTACGCCCTTTGCTTGCCAGTCTCGTAAAATAGCTTCGCAATACCCGAAGTGTGCTTTGTTGTTTTTGATTGCCAGTTTCATAGACGCGATAACCAGATCGTCTGACATTTCATTCGCCCACTCGGAGATATTCTCACTCACGAATGGTTTTAGAATCCCGAAATTCTTTTCGTAGAACGTGTGAGGATTCTCCGCGCGGTTAATATTATTATTATCTAGTTCTTTTACATTCTTTACATTCTTGTTTGTGGTTAATGCTTGGTTAACGCTTGGTTGATGCTTGGTTAGCTCGTGGTTATTAGGTTGGTTAATCGGTTCATCGTCTTGCTGATAAAGCCCGTAGTTGACAAGGGTTATAAGTGTATATTGCTTGGTTGATTCCTTGGTCAAAAAATCCAGCTTTTCTAATTTGCTTAACGTCGTCCTCACAACCTGCCTGGTGACTTCTTTGTCATTTCGGAACCAATCTTCGGCAATTTTTTGAGGGGAGGTGACAATTTGACCTCGCTTCACTTCCACCTGTAACCCCTTGTATTGATCTGTCCAAACCCCATCTGTGTGATTAGCTTTTAACAGCAGATAAATGGCTATCATCTTCTGATTCAGTTTCAACGTGCGAAATGTAGTGCTCTCCATGACCTTTCTATGGAGCTTGATCCATCCTTGCATGTTGTCCCTCCCCTCCGGCTATTTTTCATACATAGCCTTTGTTTACTCTATATCCATAGCAGCTTGTTCCGGAGATACATCCGATCGCTTCTCTTCTTCTTGTTGAGAGTCTTCTTCCTGCGTTGGAATATCAATAAATTCTTTCTCATATACGGACTCAGGATCTTCTGTAACATCTTTTCGGACCGTCTCGTCATTGGTCGCTTGGTTCTGGATTTCCACGCTGATCGGCAGGTATTTGAACATGCGGCGAATGACAGTCTTCTTCGCCATTTCTTCATAGTCTGTCTGCCATGGCCCGAACTTTCCAGCCTTGGATCGCTCTTTTACCTTATCAACGTCATTGCGACTGAACACTTCGAACTGATACCCTCCGTCTTTGAAATGAGCGACCGCATAGACAAAGTTCATATCGCCTCTCTCGCCCGTAGAGGGCTTGTGTACGAGTTTTGGATGCAACCCCAACTCATACTCGAACTCATCGTTATCATGGACTGTGTGCGCATATATGCTTTCTATGTGGCCAGACCGGCGAGCGAGGTCGATCATCCCTTTATAGCCGATAATGAACTGTACATCGGTCTCTTTCATTTTTCCGTTATAAAAAGGAACGAGATAACAATGACCAATCAATCCAGGCTCTAAGCCTAGCTGTGCAGCCTGCATCACTGCGCCCATCAATGATGGAATGGAGCACTCCAGGAGCTTAGGGTTCTGACGTATGGTGGTCATGGCTATTCGCCCTAAACGATCCGCATCCATGTGTTTAGGAAGGGCCCTTTCGAACTCAGGACCCATCTTCTTCAGATATGCTTGAATCGTATTCACTTGGTTATTGGACTGTTGCGGAGCATTGCTGCTATTCTTCTTATTTGCTAATTGATTTTTAGCTGTACTGTTAGTGGCCATCATTTAGCCTCCTTGAATTTGAGTGGTCGGGATTTACTTACCTTCGTGTACTTTTCGTATAGCTCAGGCTGTTCAGCTTTCAAACGCTTGGAATCCACGGTTCTTCGTTCCTGGTTTTTAAACGTGACAACATAATGATTGGTGAACCCACGTTCAAAGGTTTCAAGCTTCTGCTTCAATCGATTCTCGTACTCATTCTTTTTCGTTTTAAGGTCCTTCTCCTCTGTCTTGATCTGCTCCAAGGCTTCAAGTAGCTTATCGGATTCAGAATCCAATTCCGTTTCACTATCCGGGTCTGCATCAGGATACATCGCTTTAATAAAATCAACGGAAGCACTGGACCCATCGATTTCTGGAGGGTTCTGTTTCAGCACATGTTGCTCCCAGAAATCTTTCTCCATATCGGTCAGGCTTTCAATCAACTCTTCATCACGTTCAATACGTTTATGAACGAATTTATTACCTCCGATCAATACGGCAATCCACCAGGCATCAGCGCCTGTGACAGCCATATAGTGCTGACATTGAAGGAGGTAAGCCATAGGAATCTCCTCCCCATCCCATTCGTCCTTGAGGTACTCACTAGCCGTTTTACATTCAAGCCCCTCATTCTTACCGACAATGAGACGATCAACGTTCGCAAGCATCCAAGCATGTTCAGGGTGTTGGAGAATCGCATTCCTCTTGCGGACCTTTAATCCGGTCCGTTTACTGAACTCTTGAGCAACGGTAGCCTCCATCACATGCCCCCAGTAGGCAGCTTCTGCATTGGAGGACTCTGATTTCACTTCACCGATCTTTTCCATGTACACGACTACGGGTGATTTCCACTTATTAAAGCCTGCGATAGCAGCTGCATCCGACCCACCAATACCTTGTCTCCGAGACTCCAACCATTCGTTTTCTTCCATGTCCGCCGTGTTTTGAAGAACTTGTGCTTTTATCCCCATATTGGACCTCCTCAGAATTTCTGTTATACTATTGTCAAAGTTATTTTGTTAAAGACCCACGTTGCAGCGTGGTCTTTTTTTATGCCTTCATTTCTTCCGCACCTAGAATTTGCAAGGTTTCCTTCGTCTCTTGAAGCAATGTCTCTTTCAGAAAAAACTCTTCTTCAAATACATAAATATCGTCTCCAACGAAAACTTCATTCCCTAGCGCATCAAGACCATAATGATCAGCTTCTGATAGATCAACAGGGAAACCTGTACGCTCTATACTCTCAATCACTGGATGTTCCAATGCCATATCACTCACCACCTTTCTGATGCCAGCGCATCGTTGAAACCAGGAACGCGTTCGGACGCTTGAGGGGTGTCTTAACGTTCCTGATCTCAACGACAGGCTGAACCTGTCGCTCCCCCACTTTTCAGCTAAAGGGGATAATGGTACAATAAGTACTGATATGAATGCTTATCACTGACGATTATTTGGATGGCGGTCCAAATAATCGTTTTTATTTCTCCACATAAGCAATCACCTGCTTAATCCGCTCTTTTGCCTCTCCTGATAACTCACCTTTCAATGAACGTAATTCTTCCAGTACATCCTCTTTTTCTTGAGCCTTTCCATATGCGGATAACACCATCGACTCACCATCCATAAACATCTCCAGTGGTTGACCAGGTTGCCACCCTTGGGAATCCCTAACCTCTTTCGGAATTACAACTCTTCCTAATTCATCTAGTTTGCGAACAATACCAAGTGCTTTCATTTCAATCTCCCTTTCTTTTTAATCAATGATGGATACATACAAGAAAATAAATGCTGCTATAAACAAGAGGATGTACGTAATATCCAGCTTTGTTTTAGGCCTACTCATAACGGTGTTTCACCATAGCGACTAAGATACCCTGATCGACCATTTCAATGGCTACTCTTCGAAGGTTATCTCGGTTGATCTTTCGCTCTCTCATAAACTCCAGTTCATTCAAGCTGTTTAGAACGTCTGCACCTAATAGCTTTGCTTGCATGAAGTTTCCTTGAGCTATTGCTTCTCCTTGCTTCTGTCTAAGATCATGGAGACAATCCAACTCTTTTGCGGCTTTTACAACGTCCTCTGCTAAATAATTATCTAAATCATTCATGAAGTGACATACCCCCTTGATTGTAGTTTTCGATGATGATCCTCCCAAAGCTGATTCCAGTTCAATCCATACTCCTGACATAAAGTCGCTACATAGGTCATTGAAGCACCAATTACATCTATGTGTTCTCTTGCTGATCGCTCTATGTCTTGGAGTTCGAATGATTGAGTAAACGATGGATGCTTGGTAAGCTTCACCTTTTCCATGGCTTCTATTGCTTCTCTCAGTTCCTCCAGTGTTTTTTCTCTTACAGCAGATCGGTGTAGATCAACTGCCGGACCATCCAATCGAGTTACTCCCCAACCGGTGTACTCAAACGCGGCTTCAAGAGCTAGCCATGGATCGTTATAAGTTTCCGTAAAATGCTGGACTGTGGAAGGCGTTAGCTTTCGATCTCCATTCTCTTGCTTGGCTACATATTCTCTTGACTGGAACATGTCCATAGAGAGTTGTTGTTGTGTCTTGCCACGCTGCATCCTCGCTTCTTTCATCATTCGAGCAGCTTTACTTTTCTTCATTTCCAAGACTCCTTTTGTACCAATTGAGGTACCATTATTTAGTTGTCATGGTGCTAATCTAGAGTTGTTCCTTACATGGCTTCTGTTTCATCCATAAGCAGATTTTCTTGTTGCTTGATCCAGGCGTCGATCGTCTCTTGCGAGAAAAAGATTCTACGACGCAAACGAAAGTGTGGTATTTCATCTGTGCGGACCATTGTGTAGATTGTGTCTTTACAAACACCGAGATATTCGGCTGCTTCGGTGACTGTCATTGTTCGTCTATTCATTTAGATCACCTCCTTAGTGATAGATTGGCCCTGACATCTGGACGATACGTCCAATTTATTATTAAAAAAAAGTTCATCCACAGTATGATCAAGCTCGTCTGCTATATTTTTTGCAAGATTAATACTTGGTGTCCTTTTTCCTTGCTCAATTTTATAGTAATAAGATGCAGATATTCCCAATAAACCAGCCAGTTCTTCTACGTCTTTAAACCCTTTTTCAATTCTTACATTTCTTAAATTGTTTCTCATATTTTCACCTCCAATACTTGGACAATTCGTCCTTATAACTAAATATTAATGGACGATACGTCCAAAGTCAACATGCAATTACCCTTTTTGTCCAAAAATATATTAGTGATTGGACAAATAGTATAAAATATAAGCATATGGAGGTGTGTATATGGCTTTTAGTGACAGATTAAAACAACTTAGAAATAGACATAAACTTAGTAGAGAACAGTTAGCACAGACCATAGGAGTGTCCTATTCCACTATTTCCAAGTATGAAAGTGGGACGAGAGAACCTGATTTTAAAACCCTAGATAAGATGTCTGACTACTTCGATGTCACTACAGATTACTTATTAGGAAGATCTAATACACCTAGTTCTCAGCCAGAAAGCACAAATGATTCTATCGCAGAAATAAATAGATTACTTGATAAGTACGAAATAGATGATATGGCTTTCTTCGATATTGAGAAGTGGAAATCGATGAGTCCGGAGCAAATCCGCCAGTTGGAAAGTTATTTTCAATATTTAGTGGAACAGTCAAAGAAGCTGAATAATGATACATAAACTCGTCATCATGACGAGTTTTTTTAATTGCCAGAAATATATAACATTGGATATTTTGTCTTTTTTTGAAGGGTTTTCTATTTTAATGGAGAAAAAGTAATGGGATGCAGTATGCTATTTCAATAATATAGAATGACCAGTGGGTAAAAGGAGTGGTGAAATGGTAGATTTCGGCAAATTACTTGGAGATGAAAATCAGAATTCTCCGATTAAACCAAAGGAAATATTTGAATCTAATGTTAGAAGTAATCAATTTCCATATTTAAGAAGTGATCAAGAGAAAATACTACAAGAATGGTTTGAAAAAAGGGATTTAAAAGATAATATTGTAAAGATGAACACCGGCGGTGGGAAAACAGCTGTAGGGTTGCTTCAGCTCCAATCCTCTCTTAATGAAAATTTGGGGCCTGCTCTTTATTTATGCTTAGATAAACTGTTAGTTGAACAAGTATTAGGTGATGCAGAAGATTTAGGAATTGACTGTGTTACTTTCGAAGATAGGAATTTTCCAGAAGAATTTTTAAATAGTGAAGCAATTTTAGTTACAACATTTGCAAAGTTATTTAATGCAAAGACGGTTTTTGGAGTAGAAGGTGATGGGTCTAAAGATGTTATTAATATAGGAAGTGTAATTATTGATGATGCACATGCAGCATTAAACAAAGCAAGGGAAGTATTCTCTCTATCTTTTGATAACCAAAGTGATATTTATCAGAAGCTTGTACCGATGTTTAAAGATTCTTTAGTAGCCCAGTCAAGAGGGACAGCTTTAGATGTGCTAGAAGGGCGTGACTCCTATGGTGTTTTGATGGTGCCATACTGGGCATGGATAGATAGAATAAATGAAATAACAACATTACTATCGGAGCACTCTGATGATGAATCATTAAAATTCAAGTGGCCCTTAGTAAGAGACTTCTTAGAGCATTATTTTGTATATATATCATCTCATAGAATTGAACTTTCACCTAAGTGTCTACCTATACAAAAACTCCCCTCTTTTCATAGGGCTCAAAGAAGAATTTTTATGTCAGCAACTTTGAACGATGATTCTTCTTTAATTAAGGATTTCCAGGTCAACAAAGAAACAGTGGAGGATCCTATAGAATCAGATACTTATTCAGACATCGGTGAACGAATGATTATCGCACCACAAAATATCGATAAAAATTTGAAGCCATTTGATATTGCCGGGGCTTTTTCTAAACTGAAAAATTACAATGTAGTTACACTTGTGTCTTCAGATAATAGAGCAAGTCTTTGGCAAGATAATTTCTTTAATAAGCCTGCTCCTAGTGAGATTTCTCAAATAATAAACAACTTAAAAGAATCCATAGGACATAAAGTAGTTCTTTCCAATAGATATGACGGAGTAGATCTACCTGGAGATTCATGCAGGATTTTAATTATTGATGATCTGCCATCTGCAACTACATTACATGAACAATACTCTTTATACGCAAGGCCTGACTCTAGGTTAATGAGAATGAATCAAGCTCAAAAAATAGAACAAGGGTTTGGAAGGTCAGTAAGATCTGTTAATGATTACTCAGTTGTCATTATTTTGGGTAAAGACCTAGTTTCTATAATTTCGACTAATGAATTTCAAAGACACCTTTCTCCACAGACAGTAACTCAAATAAATTTAGGTACACAAGTCGCAGCTCTTGCTAGTAGAGAAAGTGGATCCTCTATGAAGCAGTTAGGCGAAACTATTAAACAAGTATTGGATAGAGATCCTGAGTGGATTAAGTTGCACAGACAAAGAATCACCTCTTCCGGGTCACCAGAAAAAGACATTAGTTTAATTGATGTCGCTATTAAAGAAAGAGAAGCTTTTGACTTAGCTTGTTCAAATCAGTCCATTCGTGCTGCAGACACAATAAGGCAGTTTATTAATACGAAAGAAAGTTTTGTAAAAGACGATCAAGCATGGTTCTTACAATTGTCCGCGTCATACCTTTACAACGGTGATAAAAGTCGTTCTATGGAAGTCCAGCTTGCAGCACACACAAAAAACACATTCTTGTTAAAGCCTCCAAGCGGAATTAATTATAAGAAATTAACATCTAAGCAGACAAGGCAAGCATTAAAGATAAAACAGTTTATTAGTTCATTTACAGAGGCGAATTCGATTGTGCTTCACGTTACAAAACTATTGGATGATATAGCTTTCAAACCAGATTCATCTACACTATTCGAGCGCTCCTTCACTCGATTAGGAGAATGTCTAGGGTTTGATACACAACAACCAGAAGCAGAGTTTAACAATGGATGCGACATTTTATGGAATATTTATGATGATGAGTTCCTTGTGATAGAAGCTAAAAACGAGGTTAAGACAGAAAGAGACTTAATTTATAAAAGTGAGAGCGAACAGATTTCCTCCAGTGATAACTGGTTCAAGAAACATTACCCAGATAAAAATGGAACACCAGTATTAATTCATCCATCAAATAAATTACATCACGAAGCATTTACTCCTTCTAACACGGGGATTATTAATGAGAAAGGTTTAGGAGAATTGAAAGAGAATGTAAATGGATTCTTTACAACTCTCGCCCAAAGAGAACCACACTTGTGGACGCCTGAAGAAATATTGGGAATCTTGAAAACTTATATGTTGGAGAGAAGACAATTATCAACTTATTTAACGCCAGTTGAGGAGAAATGATAATAATCTACTTTCAACAATATTTTTTTGATATGTTGAATCTTTGATCCCAGATGGAAGATGGCACATGAGTTGCCATCTATCCTGGGTCCTATTTAATTTACATAGTTTTTGTTTCCTTTAATTAAAATAATTAGTTTTGTATGTGTACAAACTAATTACCTTAACAAACTTGGAGATAAACTAGAAACCTAAGGTATTCTAAGTAACCATAGAACTCAATCCTTTTTCATATGTAACCCATCCCCCTAGGGGTTTCCATAAAATCTTAATTTATGTAATATTATGAAGGGTTGTCTTTGTTTCTTATAGAAATAGAAATAGAAATAATAATATCTAGTAATTTACACTGGTCCTTTGGACGTGCTTTTTTCAAGAAAAATAATCATCAAGTTAAAGGAGTAGTTTATGAGTTATTTTATGACAACGCCTGCATACATAAGGGATAATCACCTTTTAAGGGAACCACAAATTGAAGCATATACAACAATTTATGAACATTTTAATGTAAGAAATAGTACAGAGCATGCTCTGGTAGTGCTACCAACAGGAACTGGTAAAACCGGTTTAATGGCTATTTCCCCCTACGAAATTTCAAATGGAAGAGTTCTGATCATCACTCCACAGACGGTGATAAGGGATTCAGTGCTGGGATCATTAGACTCAGCTGATGCTAAAAACTTCTGGTTATCCACGAGGGTTCTTAATAGTTATGATGAACTGCCTTCAGTAATTGAATACGACAAAAAACTTACTAATGGAATATTAGATCAATCCGATATAGTCGTATTAAATTATCATAAATTACAAGAAAGATTAGATTCCTCATTGGTTAAAAGGGTTCCATCAGATTACTTTGATTTTATAATTATTGATGAAGCACATCACGCGGAAGCAAGAACTTGGAAAAAGGCAATTGAATACTTTAATTCTGCAAAAGTTCTTAAAGTAACTGGTACACCTTTTAGAAGTGATGGGAAAAAATTAATGGTGAAGAGATATACTCATATAGCCTTGCGAGAGCAATGGAGAACGGATATGTTAAGAGTTTAGAAAAATTCGAACATATACCTGAAAGTATGTATTTTACTATAGATGAGGATGACAGTACCTATTATTCTCTGGATCAAATTAGAGATATGAATCTAAGAGAAGAAGATTGGATTAGGAGAACTGTTGCTCTTTCCAGAGCAAGTAATGAAAGGATAGTTGATTTATCAATAAAACACTTGAATCAGAAAAAAGGATTAACAGATAACCCGCATAAGATAATCGCTGTCGCTTGTAGTATAAAACATGCTTCTCAAGTCCAAGAAATTTATAAAGAAAAAGGATACGAATCAGCAATTGTTCACAGTGCCTTAGATTCTACTGAGAAAGAAAAACAATTTTCCAAAATCGATAACCATGAAGTAGATGTAGTTATTAACGTCTCGATGTTAGGAGAAGGATATGATCATAAGTACCTTTCCATAGCTGCTATTTTTAGACCTTTTAAGACTCTTCTTCCATACGCCCAATTTGTAGGAAGAGTACTAAGATCTATTCAAAATGAGGACGGTTCTTATAACGAAGAAGATAATATTGCATCTGTAATACACCATTCAGAATTAGGGTTAGAGGAGTTGTGGGATTATTACAAAAAAGAAAAGAAAAAAAGAGATGCAATACGAAAAATAAAGCTTGATCGTGAACCCATACAACCTGGAAAAAATCGCGATGTTTCTTTCGGAGATGCAAATGAATCAGAACAATCATCAACGGAGAAAGATGCATTCATAGAAACTGAATTAATGAGACAGAGAAAGAAAAAAATTGAGGAAGAAAACCAAAAAATCAAGAAGCTACAAGAAGAATTAGAAATAGATGAAGAAGTAGCAAGAAATATTTATAAACAGACCTTAAAAAGTAAAAATAAAGAAAAGTATTTACGCCCGGATAAACATTACCACAGGACTAGGCAGGACTTTGATAAACTAGTTAGAGAAGATATTGTTCCTTCAATTGCAGCTGACTTCAATTTAGAAATAGATGGTGTTGAACTGGTTAACAGGAAATTTTTACTACCTCGTAAATATGCGTTCCTATACAGATCTTCAAAAAATAATGGTGCTTTACTTGGAAACTATTTTAATTTATCATTAAAAAATCAAATAGGAGATAAACGGGACAACTGGGAGCTCGAGGATTATGATAAAGCTATAGAATTAGCCCGTGAACTTGAAGCGCATATTCGAGATATGCTAAAAAAAGAGCTTTAGGAGGAATAAGATGAATGAACTTTTGGAACAACTTTATGATGAAATGTATTCTCCAAAAATAACACCTGAGGAGTTAGTTAAAAATATTCAATTAGAGAATTATTTTGGCCTGAACATTACTAAATCTAATGGCGAAATTATTGCTGAAACTAAATGTTATTTACCTGACGAGAGAATAGCAATATACACTTACACCTTTGACGAAAAGAAGAACTTAAACTCTCTCACTTCATTGGTAGACGAATATACCGAAACCTTATATGATCGTAAAAATGCGATTAATGAAAAATATTTAGAACTTAAAAACCTTTTAAAAGAGAATACAAAAGCTGCTGTTTAG